GGTCTGGAATTGTTTCGGATATTAAGGTATCATAATTTTCAATTTGTTCTACAAAATCTTCATAATCTTCTTTTGCGGCGTCCACTGTATCCGCGAACTCTTCTTGCTCACTCGCGGACATAGCATTATATTGTTCAATTAAACTATTTACATAATTTAATTTAGTTTGCATTACAGAAGCATAATTAGCAATATAACCATCATCAGTAAAAGTAACTCCTGCGCTTGCTAAGCTAGATTTAATTTCACTAGCTTCTTGTTTAGCTAATGCAATCTTGGTTTCGTATGCTGCATTTTGCTGTTGAAGTATATCTAACTGTTCATTTAAATTATCAATTAAATCTTGACCATATAATTTATCTTGTTGATTCTGAAGTCGCTTTAAGTTAGTTGAAAGTTTTTCAATCTCAAGGTTAATATCGTGATATCGGTCTGCTTCATCTTCAAGGTAATCAAGAACCTCTGGATCTTCTACCCCATTTCCTGTGCCAGATACTGCATTATCAATGTTTGTTAAGGCAGTAGAACTACTAGCATTAATCTTTGACTTTGCAGCAATAAGAGAGGCACGTTCTTGATATTCTTCATCCAATTGTGACTGTAAAGATTCATTTAAAGCTTCTCCGTAAGCTTTTGAAGCTTCTGTGACCTCAGTTAAAACATCTGCGTTCGTTAAATCAATATCAACATAATCTCCACCAACATAACTAGAACCGGCATTTGGATTGGTTGTTTCAGTGTATTCACCAGTGAAACCAGCTTGAAAAGCCTTCGCCCAAGCTGCTCCGATAGCATTAATATCTTCCATCATGTATCCAGTTAACGTATCGGTATTTTCTGCTATCTGACCATTGGCTAAATTATTATTACTAACCCAATCATTATATGTTTCGCCCAAGAATTTACTATATTCTTCATCTCCACTTGCGATAGCTAAATTTTTTGCTTCTGCAATACTAATTTCACCATCTGCAAGTTTTTGAGCAATATCTTGTTGATTTTCTAGCTGTTCAATTTGAAGGTCTAGTTCTGCAATTTCATTATCAATTTTATTATTAAGAGTTTCGTTATCACTCTCAATAATATCAGCATTCCCGCCTAATACAGCTTGAACAACAGATTCATCTAGTTGTAAAATACCATCTGCAGTAACTTCCGCGCCTTCTGCTAACTCTGGAAAAGCTGTTAATAAAGCACTTACATCCTCTGCAGCTACAGTAAAACTTTCTCCAATTAGCTCTGCCGCATCAGCAATAGTATCTGTAAAAGTACTAAAAGTATCTGCTATTTTTACAGTATCATTAACTATATCACTTTGAAGATTAATTTCAATTTCATAATTTTCATTAGTTAATTCATCTATTTCATCTTGAACTTTTGCTAAATCTTCGGCTAATTCTTCTAAGCTATCATAGCCATAAACTTCTAGAGCGAGGGCGAGATCGGCAGTTGGCATCTTGCTTGCTGCATTAATAATACTTTGTAAAGCTACTTCTTTATCTTGTAATGCTTGAATCTCTTCTTCATTAGCTTCTTTAATTGCTTTAGTGCTTTCTTCTGCATTTGCTAGTTCTATATTATTAATTTCAGATAATAAGCGAATCTGTTCTACTGCGCCCTTTTTCTCTATGTCATACAAAGAGCCATATTCATTTTTTAATTCTTCAATAGTAGAATCATCAAGCACGCCATCATCTTCTGAAAGAGTGTCAATTGCGCCAGTAACTAATTCTTCACGAGATGCTCGAATTTCTTCATTATATTCTGCGATGGCTTGTGCCAACATAGCATCTAATTGTGCTTGGGTTTCAGTACCGTCAAAATTTAAATTAAAAGCTATATCGCTACCATTTTCGCTATCATAAACTTGTTCTATCCAATCCTTAATAGAATCTTTTAAAGTTGCATTTTCAGAAAAAGTATCAATAATTTCATCTTTATGTATTTTTTCATTTAAATAAGCAGCAGCATTATCATAATCACTCATTAAAGTGTATAAATATGATTCTGCCGCACTTAAAGCTTCATCGTATGTATCTTCATCAAGATTCTGTTCATCTAAAAATTGAACAACTGAATCATGAGCATCATTATAAGCTTCTTCAAAATCCCTATAATTAGATACATTTGCAAAAGTATCTAAATTATTATTAAAAGCAGTTTCTGCTTGATCTTCTGCTAAAAGGTCTATATTTTCTAAAAGAGTATCTACAGTCTCTTGTATAGAAGAAATTTCTTCAGTAATGGCAGTATAATCTTCATTGTAAAGATCATATAAATCATCATTACCATCATCTTTAGCTTCACTTCTTAAATTATCAATTTCTTCTTGTGCTTCAATTAATTTATTATAGTATTCAAGAACACCTTGATAAGTTGAAATATCTCCGTAAACACCTGTATAAACATCTTCATAAACATCTTTATAACTATCAGCAAGAGTATTTTTCCCAGTAAACTGAGATATTAAATAAAGTAGCGGATTAGTAGCTGCATTTTGATATTGCTGCTTTGCTGCTTGTATTACTGCATCATCTGCAACTTTAGTCTTATAAGTAACACTTGCAGTCGTTGCTTTAGTAACTCCAAAACCAGATGCTTTTGAAGCTTGAAGTTCAGACACAGCTTGATTAATATTATCTTTAGCTAATTTTTGCTCTGTTTCAATTTCTTCTCCACGCGCATTAGCAATAGCTTCAGCTAATTTATCATATTGACCAGTTAATGCCCAAATTCTGCCATATTCAATATCATAAGCATCACATAAATCTTCTACTCCATCTGCTAATTCAACCCTAGTAGTATTTCCTTCTTCATAAGATTTTAATAAACTCTTATAAGAAGTAACTAAATCTTCATTTGTTTGTATTGCTTCTAATTTTGTATTATTATCTTCAATTTGCGCTTGTGCATCTTCAACTAACTCTTCTCTAACATTTTCAATATGTTTTTGATAAAGAACTAAGCCACCGATTACTGCTGCTATACCAGCGGCCGCCAAAACATAAGGATTAGCCAACAATGACGTGTTATAGCTCTCTTGAGCAGTTGTTAGTTTTGTTAATGTAGCAACTTGTTCTTTATCTAATCCTATTTTAGCTAATTCTGTTACATCTAATTCACCTAATGCTACAACAGTTTCATTTAAAGAAGCATTTTCTTTAAGCCCTAAAGCAAGATTCATTTTTCGTATAGTCATTTGCTCAGAACCAATTTCTACATTAATTCCATTTTCGGTGTTTAATTCACCCATGACTACAGCTTTAGCAAGATCTTGAGAAATTCCCAATGATTCAACCGAGTTTAATGCTTCATTCTTTGCAATAGAAGCTTCAATACCTATATTAGTAATACCTAAAGCTTCACCAAATTGTTTGAAACCACTAATCGCCATTGGTAAAGTAAAAGCTAAAGACATAAAACTTTCAGATAATTTATCTCCGATACTAAGTTCATCATCTGAAAAAGTATCAAATAAAGAACTTACGCTACTCCATGTCATAGCAAGAGAAGACACTGCAGAAGTAACTGCAGTAACATTTTTAGTCATTTCTTGAGTTTTTTTAGCTACGTCTATAGTAGCATCTGCATCTCCAGTATTACCCTTTTGACGAGCGTTTGCGCCTTTAGTCATATATTGCTGATATTTTTGAGCATCCTTTATTTCATCCGCTACAACATCTCGTTTCTCTTTCTGAACTTTAAGTTCTTTTTCAGCATTATTTAATGCCTCTTTTGCATCCTTTACTGCCTGATCATCATATTTTGCAGATTTTTTTGCTTCTTCTAAAGCTGCTTCTTTTTCTTGAACTTCTTTTTCAGTTAATGCAATCTTCTTATTAAGTTGTGTTAATTCTTTTTCCTTTGTAGCAAATTCTTGTTTTTCTTGCTCTGTAATTTCTATTACTAATTTTAATAATCTTTCTTTTTCTTGTGTAATTAATTGCTCAACTTTTAATCTTTCTTTTTCTGATAAGTCGTCACTCTCTAGTTTAAGAATATTTTTATCTAAACTTTTAATATTATTTTGATAACTAATTTTTTGTCCTTTATTTAATTGATTATAATTAGCATTGTTATCAAGAGTAAAAAAGTCTTTTACTGAATTAGAAAAAGATTGAGCATTTACATTTGCTGGAGTAGATAATTCATTATATAATTTTTTAGATTGATTTAATAAATCATTTAATGTATTTTTTTGTTCTTCTAATTCTGCAGTTCTCTTAATTTCTGTTTCTAAAGCTTCTTTAGCCCCATCTGCTTCAGTTTGTGCATTTTTTATAGCCTTTTGTTGTTGCTCATTTAATTCTTTTAACTTAGCATCCGCATTCTTTTTTTCTGTATCATATGTAGTTTTAGCTTCGTTAGTAAGCTCTTCTTGCTCACGAATTAAGTCATCTAATGCTTCTTTTTTATCTTCATATATTTTTAATTGAGCTTTTAAATTATCTGTAGACTCTGACATAAATTTAGCTTCTTTTGCTTCAATTGAAGAATTTTTTAAAAACAGTTTAGCTTTTTCTTCTATTAAAACAGCTTCTCTTTCTGCTTCGCCCACTTTTTTCTGCGCTAAAATTAACTCTTGACGTTGTTCATTTGTCAACCCGGAGCTTACCTGTTGAATTTGTTTAGCATATTGTAATTGTTTTTCAAAGCTTTTTTGTAACGCAATAGCTTCTGGAGTGGCTTCTGTTCCCGCGTTTTGAGCCTCAGTCATCGCGGTTTGTTGATTTAACATTAAAGAATTAATATTATTTTTATCTTTTTCCTTATTAATGTCTATTCTTGTTAAACCTTTAGCAATTTGTTTATTAAATACATTTGCCATTACTGCCCCAAAAGCAGCTATGCTCTTAGCACCTCCGCCAAAAGAGTTAATTAATTTATCTATAACATCTACTAAATTAGTAAGAATTTCAATGACGCCATTCATTTCATCTTCGTCAATTAAATCACCATAGACACTTTGCCATGTTGTCTTTAATTTTTGTAATTTAGCTTCAGTTGATTCCATGTAAATATCTTGCTGTTTTTGTAGTGTACCAACAGCATTTGTAGAGGTCTCAACTGCATCTGCATACATACTCCAGTTGTCAAACAATGACAAGAGGTTGTTGTATTGCCTCTTACCAGCCAGGTCAATGGCCAAAGCTTGTTTCTGCGCATCTGACCATACTCCAGAGTTCCATTTATTACCAACCTCTTCAATAACTTCTCCAAGGTCACGCATATTTCCTTCTGCGTCTAAAATAGAAACTCCCATTGAATCAAGAGAAGAAGATACATCACCCAATGAAACTCCATATTCATCCTCTCCATCTAATTCCAAATCTTCCATACGCGCGAAGATAGTCTTGAGCGCGGTACCTACTGATTCTGGAGCCTCTCTAGTAACAGAGATAATTGTAGACATCATACCATTTAATTGGTCAATATCTACACCCATATTACTTGCGGCAGATGCCACTTTACTCATACCGGTAGAAAGTTCTTCTAGGTCTGATGCGGTAGTAGCGGCAACCGCAGCTAATTTATCTACATATAATTCAGTTTCTTCTGCTGTAACTTTATAACCATTCCAAACTGCGGTTAACTCGTCTGATACTTCTTCACCAGTCTGACCTGTTACATTTGCAGCCTTTAAGGTTGTTTCAGTCCTTGCGGCAACCTCTGTGTCACTAAGGCCTTGCTGGTAATAGATCAAGCTAGCTTCGGTGTAATCTAGCGTGCTAGCGCCTAATGTTTTTGCTGCGCTATTAGCTTGCTCTGCAAAAGTTTTCATGCTTTCCGCACTTTTATCTGTTACTATACGAATATCATTTAAAGTGCTATCTAAATTTTCAGCATAAGATACTGAACTAGATAATGAACTAGTTATTTCTTGAAAGATGGCAGAAGTGATTCCCCATCTAACCGTATTAGCCATTGTGGTAGCCATTTGGTCTAATAATTTACTAGATTCTTTTATTTGCACATTAGTATTTAAAATACTAGTTCCAAGAGCATTAAACGCATTTGCTCCTACGGTTCCAGCCCCACTTAAATCGCTACTAATATCTTTTATATTTAATCCAGCTTTAGATAACTCTTGATTAAATTTATTAACATTTAAAGTACCTAAATCTGAATTGTATGTTTTTGTTAGAATATTATTTAAGGTTTCTGCTGTTTTAGAAGCTTTTTGCAAACCAGTATTCATTTGTGCGCCTGGTTGTTGAGCAGTTTTTACAATTTCATTTAACGAACTTTGTAAAGTTTTTAAGCCACTAGTATCAGTTGTAAAACCAATTTTAACATTTATATTAGCATTTGATGTCATCCTTCTATCTCCTTTTTCATATTTCTATATATAAAAAAATAAAGTCCTTACTACCAATATATGATAGTAAGGACTTATCAATTAATCTATTTTGACCTGCTTATTCAGTTACACTCGGCTTTACATATTTAGTCAATGGAATAGGCTTTCCGCCATTAGCAACTTCCGCAAATTTTATAACTTCTTGATATTTCTCAGGATTAAAATTATCCACAATTTTCATAGCCTCAGAAGCATTTATAGGTAAATCATTAATAACGCCTTTAAGTACTCCCGCTGCAGAAAGATTATATTCATTAATATTATTAATAGTTTCAATTATATCACTATATAAACTATTATATTCATCTTCATCTATAACCGTTAATAATTTATCTAAAAAACCATTACTTGATAATTCGTCAAATAATTTTCCTTCATCCGCCCTATCTTCATCAGTAAAAGATAAATTAGTATATAAATAAACTAAATTTAATAGAAAATACATATTTAATTTAACGGGATTATAGATACCATTTTCAAAAGATTTTTGTAATGTAATCATTACTAAATCATATTTTGATTCTATAGGTAAATATTTTAATACTTCTATTGTTTTACCATTAAAATCAAAAGTAGTAATACTATTATCTATTTTTAAATTTAAATCTGTATAAGATAAATTTCCCATGCTTTTTCTCCTTTTATTTCTTTCTTATATATATTATAACATAAAAATTTTTTCTTGTCAAGTCAAAATTTTTAAGAATTTTTATTTGATAAAATATTTTTTAATCGTTGAGGATAAAATCTTCCATGAATTTTTAAATTTTTAATTAATTTATTTTGATCTCTACTTCTTTTTTGAGCAGCTATCCAATTGGCTTCTTCAGTTAACGCATTTTGAGTCTTATCAGTAATAGCCTGCAGTCCCTCAAAAGAAATAACTATAGGATCCTGAGAATTTATATCACTAAATTCGCTAGTACCCGCGCCAGTATTGTAGTGTTCTACCGCATTAATAATATCCCATATTGAGTACATTTCATTTCCAATAGCTATAAATTGTGCAAAGTCTCCATTAATACCCAAACCAGATAAAAATAAATCAATATTCCTAGCTAACATTGCTTGTTTCAAGGCTTGAATGCCTTCAGCATCTTGATTAGCTAAGCCTAATGTATTGTATACATACTCGCGCTGATTTACATTATACATTTGATTTATTCTATTCAAAGCAGATTCTCTTGTAATTGAAACACTACTAATACTATTGTCTTTATTTTTTTTATACCACTTTGTACTAATTCCTAAATTAATATTTATAGTGTCCTTTCCCTCTGTTATTTCAAGTCCAGCAAAACTATTATCAACTTTAAACCTAGTATTCCCATTTATCTGAGAATATTTGTCAATATATTCAGCAAGCGCCCCATTATTTGTAATCTCTACCCCTACTAGATCTTCTTTTCGAGTTGAACGAGCTCCTACTAAAGACTTTGCAATTGCTTCTTTTATAGCTTCCTCACCTTCAATGTAACCATTTGCAACACCCTTACTAATAAAATACTCTCCAACTTGAGTAGAAAATATATTATTAATAAAAGAAGAGGCTGAATTAAATTGTAAATCATCTGCTTCTAATCCCGATATTAAACCATTAATACTTTTTATAATAGAAGAAGCGGTTTTTGAAGCAATAGGAACTAATTCTGTGCCATTTTGATAATCATTAATTATTTGTTGTACTTTTGGTAAATCAGATAAAGCAGTTATATCAGTTGCAGCTTTCAAAACAGGTGCTAAAATATACCTATCATTATCCTCTAAAACTGAAGTTGCTTGTTGTATACATTGGAAAAAAGTATTTAAAAATTGTATATTTTTACTATTTAAATAATCTTTCATAGATTTATGGGCATTAGAAAAAATTTGTGTTAAAGGTATTTCTTTAGTAATATTTTTTTCCAAACTTGCTTTAAGTTTTTCATCAATTGTACTAACCGCAGACATTATTTTCTCTTCTTCCATAGAATTATTTAAATATGTTAAAGCTTCCTTATTATTAATATTTTCCAAATAATGTTTAGCATATCTGCTTTTTGCTTCCTTATATAATGTGTCTTTTTGATTCTTATAAAATTTTACGACAACGTTCCTTTGGGCAAAATGCTCAATATGACGATGGATATAATAATAATCCATGAAATCAGACTGCTTTTTCCCAGTTTTTATTGAGTCTTTACCTTCTTGAGTCTTAGGCGTATATCTCATTAACATAATTCAATCACCCTCTATATAAAAAAATAAGGGAGGGTAATTAAACCCTCCCTCTAATATATTTAGCCTTCAGCTTCTACAGTTGTGTCTGTATGATCATGACCATCCATTACACTATAACCTTCTGTATCTTCAGCATCCTCACCATCTTTAACAATCTGTAATACACAAAGTACTTTCTTAGTCTTGTCAAAGTATGTATAGTCTGGGAATGCATCCATTGTGAAAGTAAATGTACTTGGATCTCCAGTTGATGCCATACTGAAAGTGAAGTTAGACTGAATCTTAACATTAGGAATTGTAAGATTTGCAGGTAAATCAACACCATCTGATTGACGTCTGAATAATGTATCAGCTTCAACATAATAGTATCCAGCAAAGTGGTCTGCATCAATCTGAAGTTCATCAACCTTGCTCTGCTCTTTAATTAAGTAGTAATCAACAAATACTGACTGGCCAGCTTCAACATCCTTCAAAGCATCTCCAGTAATCTTACCATCTGCAACAGTAAGTTCACTTTCATCTGCATTAAGAACAGTGTCAATAGAACCATCATCTTCAACAGTTGCTACGAAAATTGGATCATCACTACTAATTTTATCATTACCAATAGCATCTGTTAAATCAATGCTGCCATCTGTATCTACTGTAGTATAAGTAGTTGTATGATAATGAATTGGTCTTGTCTTAGCTTTACTATCCTTACCGAATAATCCAGCACCAGATAAGATTGCAAAACCAATAGGAGATAAGAGAGCATCTTCAACTGTAAAGGTGAGTGTTTTCTCTCCTTCCCATGCTATCAGTCTTGTATTACCACGGCCACCCTGAGCATAGACAGTAGTAGCAGCACCTTCTAAAGTAGAAGTTTTTGCTGTGTCAATATAAAGAACTGGCTGTCCCTTTTTAAAGACTTTGTTACCAATTCTAACAGTAGACTTAGCCTTAAATACTATGTTTGCGCATTCACGTACACCAAACTTCATATCTATATTTCCTCCTTGTAAAATTTTACATTCAATATAGAATTATGGATGAAGATCTTTCATCCAATTATCTACGTCTTTTAAATCTTTGGCTCCCGCCATTTTTGCTTGAACATAAATATCATATTGAGTTTTTAGTTCAAAACGAGTAAATTCATCAAATAATTGATAAACAGTATATTCCAACAGAGAATTAATATCTTTAGATTCTCCAACTGCAAGTATTGAAACATATCTATTTAAAATAGAAATCTTTTTTTCTCCCTTGCCCTCTGCAGCCTTTGCGCGGCCGCGCTTTAATTTTTCAGCGATTTCTGCTGCGCGTTTACCCATAGGGTTGTACTCACTTTCCGAAGTCCGTATTTTTAAGCTAAACATCGTGGCAATAATTTCTTTAAATGCTTCAAAATTTTGATTATTAATATAATGAACTTCTTCATTTTCTCTTGTTAAAGAGATTCCATCATTTTGGAATTGTATTTCATAATTAGGAAACATTAAAGACAATACTAAAGTTGCACTAATTCTATTTCTTTGCACTGCTGGATTTCTATCTTTCATTATTGACATTAATATTTCAAAATTCGTTGTATTCTCTAAACTAGATTTGTCCTCTGTAGATAACATATCTTTGGAAAAGTTTAATAATTCACAACCTGTGAAAAAGGCATCTTCACCTATATAAGAAATTTCTTTTATAGTAGGTTGATGAATGGTGATTTGAGCTTGCTGAAAAGGAATATCCGTTCCCGCCAATAGCATCAAATCATTAACCATTATTCATCTCTACCAGGAATTTGATCATCAGTTCCATGGACTGCTTGATACATTAAAGTATAGCCAGCTAAATCTTCATTTAAGATTAACTCATTACAGCCCAAAAAATTAAATTGACCAATACCGGTTAATTTAGTATTATTTAATAAACCATCAATATAACCACATATTTTTAATGGTCTTAATCTATAGTTGCCTATATCCCAATAATCAGTATGACAAATTATATCAAAAGAAACTGTACAGTCTCTAAATTGAGGATTAGTAGTATTCATAGTAAAATTATCAAAAGAAACAATAATATAAGATTTTACTTGTTCATGTTCAGGAAACCTAAGTTTAGGTTCCAATCTTATATATCCATCTTCAACCATTTTTGCAACGGTCATTTCTTTTAATTTTTCTTGATATTGAGTATTGGTTGTATTATCAAGACAATCTTTTGCACTAATTACTAATAATCTTTTTAATTCATCACTGTAAGGACGGCTTTCAACAAAGAGTCTACGCAATATTAATTCAATATCTTTCTCACAAGAAAGGAAGGAAGAATTAAGAGCAGGTAGACGAATCAAATCTTTACGCATCCTATACTCCTTTTATCTCTATAACGATTTAATCTCAATAGGTAAAGTTATACTTTGTTCCTCATTTTCATAAGTTAAATTAAACTCTCCACTTTTACCTGTAATTATTTCAATTGTAATTACATCTTTTTCTCTATTTACAAAACGTGCTTTCTTATTATTGCTAATAATCCATTTACCATCTTGTAAACCTTTTATAGAATATTGTATAATATCATAAGGTTGAACAATAGTAGGACCATCAATGTGCGGCAGGCGCTGCTTATCCGCCTCATCTATAGGCTTGTCAGCTTTATCCGGCTTTTTGGTAGGCTCTTCTTCAAATTCATTATTATACCATTCGCCTAGGCAAACTTCAATAATACCATCTGCAGAATAAGGATCTACTGTCTTAACTTCCCACATATCATTCCCAATTTTTAATTTTTGAAATCTATGAAAATAATCTAGTGTTTCTTCATTTTGAGTGATATACATAATTAAAGAATAATTTAAATCATTCCAAGTAACACTATCTTTTATATTCCATTGAATTGTAGTTTCAACAGGACCTCTAATGTACACATAATATTCATGTCCATTGATAGTGATGGGTTCATCTTCACATTTATATACTTCCCCTCTAAAATAGGCATCTTCTTCTAAAAATTTTAAATATACTATCCAATGAGTATTAGTCTCTTTCCATAAAAAAGTGCGACCAGCTTCAATTCTTGTGGGTATTTTACCACCATTTGTTTTTCCAATTGGCTCAAATGGAGATACAGTTTTAGTCTCCGCATCATATTCTCCAATGCAGATATCTTCATATGGAATAGATAATATTTTACAATCATAATCTGCCTTTTGTTTGTCAGGGTTCATAAGACAGCGAAACATTTTTCCATCTATAACTGCAGTAGCAGCTTGGTAAGAATATAAGAGCGATTTCCGCAAACTATTTAATTTTGCTTGCTGCATTCGACCTTCTTGAGCAACGCCCCCATGATATTCAAGTCTAGTTTTTAAATTTTCTAATCCTGACATTGTTTCGCCATTGCATTTATAAGGCTTAAGCACTCAAATATAGTTCTTCTGAATAAAGTAAAATCGTTTTCTTCAGTAAGAGTAAACAAGCCCTCTAATTTATTTAATAATGGAAATAAAATTTCATGTTGGTCGATTAACAATCTATCCATTCCAGCTAATTCTTCAATAATTGTTTCTAGCGGTTTTTCCCAATCTAAGTTTTCTTCTCTTATTGGCAATAGCTTATAAATAAGATTGGTAATCTTTTTTATCTCTTTTGCAACTGCCACGTTAGATATTTCAGCATTATGTTTTATAAGCATGGTGTTTATAAGTCCTTCCTGAAGGATAAGCATCCATTATTAAATCAAAAGTAGAACGCATTCTACCATCTTCATTAAGTGCTCTACGTTTATATAATCTTTGCAAATGAAAACCTTTTCTTTCATAGTCCTTTTGTACTGTCAGTATCTTGGACATATGATTCGCTTGGGAGGTGAATTTGAAATCTGCAAAATTTGTTATCTTGAAAGCTTTTTATCTTTCAATTCTTATACTTGTTATTCGTATAAGTTCGGCATATCTTTTTACCTTTTTGAGGTATTTAGGCTCGTGGGAGTTTATATCTTATGGTAAATTATATTTCTTTTTAATAGCAAAAAAGTGCTCTTTTTTTCTAGCTAAAGATAAATAATCATTATTATAAAAAGCATTACAAATAGTTAAACTATTTTTTACATAATAATTAATTGTATAGATTATATGCACTCTTTCTTGAGAATGAATTTTTGGTTCATTAATTCCATATTCTTCAAAGAAAAATTTTGTAATATCTTTTAAAAAAGTTTCACTAGCACAAGTAAAGTTTATATTAATCTTTTTTCCTTTTGGCTCATATAAGCTTCCATCTCCATCAAAAAAGCCTCTAATAAAATCTAATTTATATTCATTAGGAAGATTAGGAATATGAGATAATTTAAAGGTTTTATTATTTCCAATTCCATAATTTTCTATTTGCTGTCGAAGTTTTTGTGATGAAAATGATAAAGAAACTGCGGGAAAACCTTGATTTTCAAAATGGTATATAGGTCCATTATATTCAAGTTCTTTAGCTATCCTTTGTAATATTTCTTCATCTTGTTCTTGTAAGGTTATAGTTATTCTGTTTTTAGCACCTTTTGTAATAGGCAAATATCCATCTGCTGCAATAAAACCTAATAGCCAAGCCCCATTATGACTTTCTAAAACATAATCATCATTAACAGTATACTTTCTTAATTCCGGCATTTGTTTTACAAGAGAAGCTTCTTGAAGATTCCGAATATGGATTCCATTGTCTTGTAAAATTGAACGAACTTTATCAAAACTAAAAGGTAAAGATAGCTCTTTAACAATCTTATCTAATCCATAACCTTTTTGATATAATTCAATAATTTGTTTTTGAATTTCTTGAGGAACTTCTGTTTTATAACAACCAACTTTAGCTTCATTAAAATTTCTAATATGAACATTATTTTCTTGTAAAATTCTTTTTATTACAGTATCTCCAAAATCAAGATGTAATTCCTTCTTAATTTTCACTCTGCCATAACCTTTATTTACATATAAATCTATTATTTTATCTTGTAGTTCTTGTGGAACTATTATTTTACTCATAAGTTTAATTCTCCTATGCTCTGCGCGTGTCAAAGCTTTTAAACTAAGACTTCCGCTCTGATTCCCATTTCAGGGTTCCAGTTTTTCCTAAAATTTTCTTTAATATTTCTAATAAAGAGGACCAGACTTGATCCGCTATATTTCATTCTTGTATTTTCTACACTGGCTAATTGTTGCCCCATCCATTCAACAACCATATAGGTAGATAGTATATTAATTTCCTCTGCAGTTAATGTATTATTAAAATAACCGCCATCATAGATAATAGCCTTAACTAGAACATCATTACTTTCAATCCCGCAATACTCTTCCTCTCCAGATATACTACTTAATTCATAAGAAGTAATATCAATACGAGGAAATTCAAAATATTGTATAGAAGCAATTAATAAATCTTCTAACATTCTAAAAGTGTCAAGCTCAGTTAATTCCATATACATATCATCTGTGATTTTAGTAAGAAAACTGTCATAAACTTGAGAGAAAGGTGTCTTATTAGTATCTGCCATAATACACCTCCTATAATTATTTTAGTTCAGATACAACTTTATATTTAGGTACAGAAGTTTTTCGCTGCGGAGTTGCAGGTTCGGTGCTTTCAGCCACAGCCTCAGATTCTTGACCAGGGATTGCCGCTTTACGAACCTTTTTAACTTCTTTTTCTTTCTTTTCAGCATCTTCTGCATATTTATTATTCTTAATTGCATTATCTGGATTAAAGCCAGTTTTATTAAAAATTAACTCTCTTTTATTCATATCATTAAGTTTAATTTTTACTGCAATAGATTTAACTAAATCAACTACTCCTTTAGGAGCAAATGTAATGCAATCATCAAGTTGATCTAAAGAACCATTTACTAAAAGATTTTGAACATCTTCTTCTGTATAATAATATTCCGGCTCTACATCTCCAATCAATTCTGCAACGGCTTCTTCATTAAATATTACTAAATAATTATTTAATAAATAATCTCCGCCAGTTTGATATGAAAGCTTTCTAAGTTCATCCATAGAAATCTTTTTAGTTTCACCTGGGGCGAACTTTCTATGTAGATTCATTTCCGGAATGCCATAACCAGTACTTCCATTATTTCTATTCAATACAGTAATAATTGTATTATCTTCCAACATATTTTTATCTCCTTTTATCTCCAAAAAAGCTGGGGATATTTAAATATCCCCAGTAATATTATTTAATTGTAATTATTTTGTAAGACTTGTATTCTGATATACACAAATATCGTTAGTAATCAAAGCACCAACGCCAACTTTCTGATAAATGTGTGTAGTTGTTGACCAGTCTTCATTTTGAGTTTCTCTCATGTGAGCTGTTCCTTCAAAAGCTACCTTTACAGGTTTCTCAGCTCCGCCTGGGATAATCCAAGCATATGAAGGATCAATAACCTTAACAGTATTTGTTTCATCTTCATAAGATTGCTGTAATACAACAACTTTATGACCTTTGTAGTTGCCAAGGTAACCATTGTTCCATCTAGCGTTTCTCATTTCATCCGAAACCCAACCTTCAGCAGGAAGCATTGTAGCTGCGAAGTCAAAAGTACAATAGATTGTAGCCTGACCGTAAGAATCAGCAACAGCTAAAAGCTTATCCATTTCTTTTTCTTCAAAGATTGTGCTTGAATATACATTAGCAGCTTGTAAATTGCTAACCGCACCAATTAAAGCTTTTTCAATTTCAAGATAAATCTTTTCGTCTAATGTTTCAAGTACGATATCAAGTACATCAGACATCTGAACTCTACCATCAAGGTATTCTTCAAAAGGAATATTAGCAGCACCACCAAATGCACTTGTAGCTACTTCGTAGCTCTTTCCATCTAACTTGAATACTTCGTAAGCACCAGCAAGTCCAACTTTTGTAATGAACTGCTTAGCACGTCTACGAGAAGCTTCTGTAATTCTCTGTACGAATACTGGCTTATCGCCCTGTGCAAAAGTCTTAATTTCTGCAAACTGACCGTACTGTTCAAGTACCTTCTTTGGTAATACATCATTAATAGTTTCTTCCATAAGCGCATATGCTTGCTTAGGATTTTCTTTATGTAATTTATTTAATTCTTGAGCAAAAGTCTCATTTAAAGTTGCGTATGAAAATTTATCTTCGCCCCATGAGTAAGCTGTAGGAGCAGAAGGGTTTGCATTAACAACGATTTTTCCTAATGCTAATAACTCTTTGTAAGTCATAATTTATTTCTCCTCCTTATTTTGTTCTCTGAAGCTTAACAGCTGGTTGACCATCAGGCATTGTGTAAACTTTAACTACAGTAAATTCAATATCTCCTGAACCTGCAGCAAGGAAACCATCAGCGCCTGGAGTTACAGTATCTCCAACATTAAGGTCGATTCCATCATATTTATCTCTGAAAGAACCAGCACCACCAACAGTATTAGTTGTGAAAATATCACCTACATTAGTCTTTACTAATCTTGGTGTCATTTCCTGCTCTGTAAAAGCATCTGCTTTCATTACATAATCTTTATAAGATTCATCTTTGTAATAACCATATAATTTAACTTCATTAAATACTAAAAGCCATTCGCCTTCGCCTGTAAAATTTACTTCTCTATTTGCAATATCATACTTTGCAAATTGACCATTTTCTAACTGCTTAATTTCTTTATTTGCAGGCAACTGCGCATAAATCTGACCAGTATGTGTCATAGATAAATGATTTGGCTCAACCTGGCCAAAACCAACTCTACTAATAACAGCCATTTATATATCCTCCTAATTATTCTTATTTTGAACTGAGCGACAAGCCTGTACCCAAGCTGGTACGCTATTGTCTTCTGTTGAGTCTAATGAATAAGTTGTAACAGACTGATATTCATTTTTCTGCTCTACTTCATTATCTTCAAAAGAAACTTTCTTTCTAAAACAAATTACAGAAAGTTTTTCTTCAATTTGTTCTAAAGAATATTTTTCTTTATTAGAAACAACTTCTTTTTTATCTTCATCAGATAACATATAGAAGCTATTAATTAAAGCATCTTTCTTTTCATTATCAACCTTATTTTTAAATGCTAAAAGACTCTGATAATCTTTTTCCATAGCAGAATATTTCTGCTCTAAAGCGGTGAATTTTTCTTCTAATAAGGAATATTTTTTGTCCTTATCTTCATCATCCTCTTTATCTTCTTCTTTGTCTTCATTATCAGAGGTTTCTTGCTCTTTTTCTTCTTCTTCGTCTTTCTTTTCAAACTCAGTAGAAGTATCTGCAACTTCATTTTCAACAGATGAACCTTCTATAAATTCTTGATTTTTCTCTGTAACAGATTTTTCATCTTTGTCCTGAATTGCTGAAAAATCTTCAGCAGGAACTCCCGCCTCAATTTTTTCATTTATTTCAGCCATTGTCTTTCCTCCTTGTAACGCAAATTTTAAATCATTCATCATAGTATATAATGTAGCTTTAAATTTATCTACATCTTTACTAAAAGTATTACTAACTTCTGGTTTAGTAACACTAGAACCTTCAAAACAAGGTTCTACATCTTCACCTAAAATACATAACTTTGAGAATATTGCGTCATTTATTATAAAAAAGTCAATACCTGTATTTAAGTCTTGTGACCATTGTCCATTTAAAGTGTCTCCATCTAGCTCCATAGAATGCGGACGTCCGCTCTCTTCAAAAGCTAATTTAGCCTCTTCGTATTGACCGGTCCATAAATAACCAGTAGTCATTAAATATTCTCTAACAACCTTGTTTCCAAAGTCATCTGTATCTTCAAAATTTTGAAACCACACTTCAGCATCCGGTGAAACAAATCCGTAAGGTTTTGTCATACATTCAAATTTAATACCATCCGCATCGCAAACAACGCGTTCACCATGATCACCAAAGTCTTGTTTATCCTCTCTATACCAACCTACAATAGGAGCGCCACGCAATGTTTTAGACATTTCAGTAGCAACTTCTTTTGATATAAAACTACCATTTCTATTTTTACCAGTATATAATACTTTAATTTCGCATTTACTAAGGCCTGGATTAATATCTAATGGCTGTAAGTTGATAAATTCAGGACTATCAATGGTTGCTATTGACATATATTGCATTTTTTAGCCCTTCCTCTATTATTGATTCTATATTATCCAATTCATTAAATTTAATTCTAATTAAAGATATATTATGCTGTTTTGCCCAATTATCTTTAATTGAATCATATCCTTCTCTATACCAGGGATTATTGACATCATAATGTTGTTCTCCATCAACCTCTACTAATAATTTTTCTGCAATAAAAAAATCAAAATAAAGATGAGCATTTGTAACAGGATTAATACAATCTTTAAACGTTTTTTGTTTTTCATAAGAAATATTTTTAGTTCTTAAAAATTTAGATACTAAATATTCTCCATTAGATTTTAAACATCCACAAGATTTAGTATCTCCACTTCTAAGTTCGCGACCTGATACTACTACTCTATTTCCACAACTGCATTGGCATAACCAAGCTGCGGTTCCATATCTTCGATTTTTAGCTTTTTGTAATACAGTTAATTGACCATATTTATTACCTATTTCATTAACAGTTTTATTTTCTGAGACTTCTTTTCTGTGCTTCTCAGATTTATTATATTCGAGAGTTCTTTCTTTAGAATAACAACCGCAACTGACTGTTTGCCCTTTTCTTAAATGATAACTTTCAACATTTACTTCTTTTCCGCAATCACATTTGCAATGCCAATAAACTCTATTTTTACTAGGGCGCTTATCGTTTGGAGTCTCATATAGAACAGTCAAACGCCCAAATTTTTGATTTTCTAAATTTATTTTTGCGCCCATATCCACTTCCTTTAGCTCATTGATTCTCTATTCTGAATAGTTTTTTCACTTTTTTCATCATCAGGTTTTTCTTCGCGGCCGGCGGTCCCTTTTTCTTTCATTTCAGCAATGGCATCCGCACTCATTGTATTACTGCTCATTGGTGGAATAAATACATTTACTAAATCAAGTATATCATTTTCAAAATAAGCATTAGCTAATACTGAACTCTGACTCTGACCTAATGCAATTTGAGGTAACATCTTAGAATAACCTAATTGAGTTTGCTCTTTATATAATTTAGCCATATCTTGATAATTATAAATAGTAGTAGTTAGCATTTGTACTTTATAATAAACTTTTTTAGGATTTTTATTATAAGGTTTAAGTAAATCATTTAAAAATGCTTCAAACTGTAAAAGTAAAGTATACATATGAGCAGCATCATTTAAAATAGATTTTTCAAGAGCAATATTACCATCTGTATTGAATTGCATCTGTGAAACACCCGCTTCATTATAAACAGTTCTTTCTACTTTCTCTAATTCATCTGAAGATGTGGAAGTAGAAGTACTATCTGCCATATCCGCAACATCTACATCAGCAAAAGTAGTTAAAACATCAATACCTAAAGCATTTTGCAGCATCCTAACCGCATTATTATGAAGAGCTTGAGCTTCATCTACATCAAATACTAAATCACCATTTTTATCTATTGGCATTTTTTGAATAATAATTTTTAATAATTGTTGTTGCATCTTTTTTCTATCAAGAGCCTGCGCATCATCCAAATCAATAATTGCGGGAATGACAGATATAAATGCTGGATAATCATTATCATTAAGGTTAAATTTAATACTGTTTTCAATATCTAGTAAATACCAACCCGCGGTATCCCCTTGAAAATCTGGTACCAATTTACCTTCTTTATAAAGAACATAACCTTTTTTAAATTCAGGCGGAAATAGATTTAACATTTTCATTTTTTGAGCAGTATCTCTAAAAGTGTCATCAAAAAATTTCATATTAAATTCTACAGCTGGCCGCCCATTAACAGAAAATCTTGAACGGCAGTACTTTGGCGGCAGCTCTTGAATTACCATTCTATCCGCCTGAGGAACTTTATATCCATAATAGCATCCATTCTTGATAACTTTTAAAGCAACTTCACCAAAGAATTTCTTTACTTCAAAGTTATCAAGATAGGTTAATGCTTTATTAAAACCGTCTAATATTTTTTCATCTGTTATTTTATCAGAATTTATATATGGAGTAATATACCAATCATATCTATATAAATAAGCCATATAACGGCATAAACGTGAATAGATACCACTGGTTTTATAGAAAAAATTAGAAATATCGCGCATAGCATCATAGTCACCATTCATAATGGCTCTTAATACTTCTGTTTTATCTCCCAACTTAGGATTCAGACGTCTAAAATTATCATCATCCAAGATTGCATTTTCTAAAGATTTAACTCCAATTTTTATTTTTGAGAAATCAACTGTATTATGAGGAATTGAATAATCATCTTCTACAATAGAAGCAATATTGGCATTCATATTAAAGCCTTTTTTCTTAATTTCTTCTCGTCTATTAATCAAGATAATATACCCAACCTTTCTAATAATGTTATAATTTTTTAATAGCCCGCCGCAGTCATAATATAGTCATAGTTCATTCTTGCTTCATCCCAGTATGGAATCACTACTAAAGTAATATTATGTTTACGGCAATATTCTCTTTTTTGCATATCATTATACTGTTGCTTACGCAATCCAGATATCCCACCAAATTTGCTTTTAGCTTCGTAATGTTGAATACCTTGAAATTCTATTAAAAAATCTAAATCTCCATTATCATCAAAGACTGCAAAATCAAAGCGCAAAGCTCTACCATTCGTGCTTACAAGGTCGGGAAAACTATATTCTTCTTTAAAATCTAATCCTGCTGCGGATAAAATGTCAAAAATCTTAATTTCTCCTCTGCTAGCTTTCATTTTAAAGCCTCCTTAATACATTAATATTTTAAAAAAACCCTAATTACTTTGATAAGAATTGACCACAATTTTTAAGAAAAGAATAAGAAATCTTCAATATTTCTCTTTTTTCTTTTTTTAGCGCGATCTTCTTCTCTCTTTATATATAATAAACCGTAAATGAAGGAAGAAAATTTATCTTTCTTTATTCCTCTTGAAGCCTGTTTTAAGATAATATTAGTTCCTTCGTTACTTTCAACTAAATTCATCATCTGTTCTTTAAGAATAGATGTTTGTACAAAAGGCATCAAATAATCATTTCGTTGTTCTAATGACATATTTTGGCCCATCTTGGTACTCATTAATTTAGTCTTTGCGGCAGCTTCATCTATTAAAAATTTAATTTTTCCACTAGCCATTTGCGTTTGCGTATAAGAATAAGCTTCCGTATTTATTGGTGCATTTCCTTTTATTAAAAATAAAGCATTTTCTTCAACATTATTGCCTCGAACTTTTTTATATTGTTCTGTAGCTTCTTCAAAAGTTCCACCCTCTACACCAAAAGGTGGAAAGTATTCCCCAGTTTCCGGATCTTCTTGTGATGTAGTTAAGAAATCTACCAATCCTACACCTAGACCATTTGCGTCAATAGCAAGGGTTCGCGCCTTATATTTATAAAACAATCTTTTTAAATTTATAGCTTGCGCTTCAAAATGTTCAGCTTCATAGGAATAAATACATACTAAACTTTTTGTCGCAGTTCCTTGCGGTTGAGGTGTAACTTTAAATACACTAGCTTCTGTTGTACACTCAGTTCTACCTACATCGACACCAATAACATAGTAAGCATTTTTGTTACTGCGGCCGCTATATTCATACTCCGGCTGTAATAAAACTCTATGCTTATCAAATTTTTCTGATGAGAAGAAACTATTCTCCACATCTCCAGACCAAAGGCTTCTATACTCTCGGTCAAAGGAATCTTCATTAAATGTCCCTTGTGAGCGCAGCTGCTCTACGAAATCTTCACTTAATAAACCTTCACATACGGGTGTCTCATAAGTTCCACCCATAATCATAGCAGAATCCGGCTCTACTACAGATTGAATTAATAATTCTACTAATTTAGCATAGGCAAAGGTATTTTTATACCCTGCTGTAGTTCCTTTTATTCCACATAGCTCGTTAAGCTATGTGCGTTCTCTTATGAACTGCTTATAATTTCTTATAAGAGTAGACTATATCTTCATCCTATTTTATTAGGAGCCCCCCGCTTCCATTCACTTGAATGTACGTCTTTAGACTAGTCGTTGAACTTTCCTTTGATTAAGGCTTAGCTGCTGATTACCCTCGACTATACGTTAGGGCTTTCCAGCAATTCAAGGGGTTACAACTATTGATTACTCAATAGCGACACTAATTGCTAATGTATATTTGACTCTTGTTAACAACCTCTTCTTCATGTCTACTTCCATCTGAAAGAAGCCTGTCAACGTTGGTTGTAGGGATTATGATCTCGTTAAGTGCAGTCTGGTCAATCAGAACGCATTCTTCCATTAAACCCATTAATGTTATCTTAAAAGTTTTTTATCTTTTAATTCTTATAATTTAATTTTTATAAGTTCAGCATATCTTTTCATTTATATTAAATGTCGCGGCCTCGTGGTGGGATTATATCTTTTCACCCACTATGCGTTGCCCCTGACTATAGTTCCTATAGCCTTCGGTTCTGATTCCCATCTCAGGGTTCCAGCTTAATTCCGCGATTTTAAACGGGCAGTTTAATGTTTAATTGGAAGAATGTTCTTTTTCTAATATATTAAAAAATTGTCCACAATGATGACAACATAATAAAATTTTTTCTACCCGTCCTACGTTGCCCTCTCGAGCTCTCCCTTGCCGCAAGAATATCAATAGTAGAACCATTTTTAAATACATATTTTACATTATCCTTAGCTTTAGTCGTTTTACCTCTATCCAAATCTAACTCATTAGCTAGACATGGAAGAAGCCTACATATCTCTTCTATTTTAGCGATGGTGATGCTCGCTGCTTCAAAAATTTTAATTAAAAATCGCTAATTTTTAACCATTGCTTTATTACAATGCTATGAATTTCTCCATAGATAAGACCATATCATTATCCTTTTTACAAAAGGATATTTTCCACTTCGATTCGCTTGAATCTACTCCCCTAAGGGATGGTCGTTGAACTTTAAAAGGTAATTGAATAATTTAGTTTTTATATCTTCATTATAATTTATTTCCAATAAATTATAATTATTTATTTTGCACCATTCTCTTTTGTAATTGTCATATTGTTGTTGACGTTGTAGTCCTGCTATTCCACCAAAATAATTTTTAGCTTTAAAATGCTGTTCTCCTTGAAATTCAATAAAAATATTATACTTAGGCAAATAAAAGTCAAAACGTAAATTATGATTATTAATTTTAACTTTATATTCTGGAATAAATATAATATTATTTTCTTGTAATAAAAAAGCTATTGCTTTTTCTCCCTTAGAACCTCGGCACTTTGGGCACGTATAATGCCTAGCATTAGTTTTATAGCAAAAGCCACAAAGATTATGTCTTACAATTACTGAATGTTCTTTTCCTTTATAATTATTTAAAAGAGTATATTCATCACCAAGCTCTTCTTGATACTCTTCGTCGGTCAAAAGAGTATTTGAACATTGACATGAACATCCTCGTCCCCTTAAATAATCATAAATAGTTTTATTGTTAATTTTTCCACAGTATTTACATTTACATTGAATTAAAGTGCTAGCATAAATTCTTGAGCTATCTAAATCAGTAATTAATTCAAATGGCTGATTTTGTAAATACTCTTTAAACTTATTAATAGTATTGTTCATCTGCTCTCTTTTATTAGGAAAACAAACTTTACATACTCTTTTTTTATTTGAATTTAAAAAATTCTCTGCATTTTGTAAATTATAAATATTTCCACATTTTAAACATTTAATTGAAGCTTCTTTATGTTTTAAACTATAATTTAATACTTTTAATTTTTCATTAGGGTATTTATTATTTATTTCTTTTTGAAATTGTTCTAATGTTATTCTTCCCCCTGAACCATTATTTATACAATATTTACAAATACATTTTTTATTTTTTCTAACAAAATTTTCAGCTTTTAATTGATATTTATTTCCACAATTTAAACATTTTACTTCTGCTGGCTCTTTCATTATTGTATAATGTAAGACTTCAATATTTTCATTTGGAAAACGTTCTTTTATTCTTTTTTCTAAATTATTCATTTTATATTCTCCTTTTCTTAGCTGCTGATTGCCCATTAGCACCACTTAGATTTTGTCATATGGCATCCTTAATTTTTTTCTATATTTCTATAACATTCACGCTTATAGACAGAATATAAATCTATTACGTTGTAGTATTAAGGCTTTAGGGTGTTCCAGCAATTCAAAAAATTATTTGTTCTCTATTTTACAATAGAGTGGAGCAAGCTAATTTTCGCTCCTTACCACCTGTAGTCACGAATAATTGCGAATTGGGATATAAAATACATCGTATCATTAAAATCATCATAGATAAAAATGATTTTGAATCTTTATATTCTATGTAAATCGTAACTTTACATACGTTCTCTTATGAACTGCTATATATTTCTATATAGAATAGACTATATCACATTTTTATATAAATATAAAAATCTTCCTATTTCGATTTAAGGGATTTTCACCCGCCGCATTAACTTCGGCCCTACTTCTATTGCCTCTATTTATATTCCGAGGAGGCTATTTCAGAATAGTCGTTGAACCTTTATTTAAATTAAATATACTTAAAAATAAAACCACCATGAGTTTTATTTTGCCCTCTACATACTTTAGAAATTGTACTACTATCTAATTTTAATTGTTTAGCTGCTTCCCTTGTAGAAGGAAAAATATTTAATAACTCATCATCTAAAGAATATTGACCGACTCTTTTTGCACTATTATTAACTTGTTGTTCATAAAGTGCTGCAATAGCATTTTCACTATTAGTAATTTTTCTTAAATTACTAACATTATTATTTAATTTATTAGCATCAATATGATCAATAATATAATTCCTATCAACTAAATATTCTTCATTATTAAAAAGACAATAAACTAATTTATGAATAAGAAAATCTTTAACTTTTCCATTCTTACTTAATCTAACTTTATAATACCCACTTGCGACTGAAGGTTTTAAAAGTCTATTAGTAGTAATATTTCTTATTCTACCTTTATTAGAAATTAAATAATTATTATAATCTTCAAAAGTTTTCCATTCTTCATTAGGAAGATCCTTATCATAATATTCAGCCTTCCTATTCTTAGAAATTAAATTATTATTATAAGCATGAATAACATTTTCAGAATAGCTAACCCATTCAAGATTATTTATATTATTATTTAATTTATTACCATCTTTATGATTCACAACTGGCAGATTATTTGGATTAGGAATGAATGCTTCTGCTACTAGTTTATGTGCATAAAACATTTTTTTCAAGCCATCTTTAGATAACCTATAATATTTATAACCATTTTCAGATATAGAGCCTTTTAAAATTTTATTAGTTTCTATATTTTCTACATCTCCATTATCATAAATATTATATTTTTTATAATTTTTAATTTGTGTTTTCATTTTTAACTCCTTTAATTTAAATACTTGGCTGCGGATTCCCATAATCATCTTTATTTTCCTCACCTTTCACATAAATATGAAATTAGGGTTCCCGCAATTAAAGAAGTTTGTCAAAAATTTTTATAATTTTTATTGGCGCAAACTTTACGCTCTCGGAAATGTTGCATAGACATATCTATGCCTCATAGCAATTCTTAAAAAAATTCTCTGATAAAAATAAAAATGGAATGTACTATCTTCACCTTTAAAATAATCTACAAATAAATCTGGATATTCTCTAAAAAAAGCAATCATATCTCTTAGATTATCTACTTGTGCCAATAAACGTTCCTCAGAGAGTCCTTGTTTTTGAGTTCGTGAAGAAGATAACTCTAACAATTTTTGTAAACTCA